GGCAGAACGGATCCTGCCTCCCCCTCTTAGCTGAAGGGGACCCAGCCTGTTTTGTAGCCGGTCACGCCGTTACGAGGGATGATACCCTTTTGCGACGAGCCGGTTCCATAGCAGGCGGCTGCTAGGACTACTTCGGGTTTGAAGTTTCCGTATCCGATTCGTGAGAATCGGGCGGGACGATAAACCTTGAAGTATCTGATACAGCTGCGGTAGCGCGGACGCCACCTTGTCTCGTCGTCGTGTACGAGTAGATCACCGAGTTCCATAGGTCCTCGAAGATCACGAAGGGGTTTCGGTAAAGCATCCAGGATGCCAAACCAAGCCCTACGCACACATGCCATACGTTCACTGTCGGTCGAAGAGACCCGACGTAACCCATTGGCGAACGAGATGAGTTGTTGCGGTTCATTTGGTGATTCCTTCAAAAAGTGCGGACGGACGTCCACGCCCAAGAAGTAGTCACCCCCACAACTTTCCCTGAAAGGACCATCAACGAAACTTTTGGAATCGTTAACAGTCAGACCAAAGAAACTCAAAGCTGCAATCACGGCCTTCGAACATTCCGTGGGGACGATGATATCGTCCCCATAGACGAACACGTTAACGCCAGGTTCTAGCTTGTGGCCAGACCCATCGTCAAGCGCGAGCGCGAGACACAAGAAGATCAATGTCTCAAGTTCAAAGGTGAAACCATTTCCCATACTGCTGAATTTCTCCAGCAGATGCCAGGACCCCCCGAAGAGGGTCTTTTTGGAACGGAGGTCGTTTAAGACTTCGAACCAATCGGCGGGTAACACCAACTTCACAAGGTTGGTGCAAATGGTATCGCTAGCATTAGAGAGATCCAAGGTACAGTGACGGCCAGAGATACTGGCTTCACAGGCGACCCGCCTGTGTATGTCCTGTCCTTTTGCGAGGTTTATCCCCGCTAAGCTCAGTCGCTTCCGTAAAATGCGACCGTATCCAAGTTGAAAGTACAGGTTAATACTAGGTTCCACGGCGATGCCGCGGTCCTTGGTGCTGTCTTTCGGAACCGTTGTGAAACGATTCCCTTGGACGTAGCTCGGAACTCTCCCTGACGACGCACAGGCTTTGGCCCATAGCGTATCCCACCACGGGAAGTGGTAGAATCGAGCGTCAGGTGTGATAGTGGGCGAAGAACTCATCTTATCGGGGATGGTTGTCAACATTCCCCTGTCGGCATAAGTCGCACCGGGTCCAAATCTGCCTTGAACAGCATACCTCAGAGTTCCCTCACGGGAATTCTCTTTGATGAGGCATGTGTCTGGAGCAGGCCCGAGAATCCGTCTGGCAATTTTCCGCGCTCTGGTTAGGTACCTGAGCACGCCCTCGTCGGTATCCGGCAAGCCGGGACTGAGATAAGGGAGCAGACGGCGGTTAGTGCGAAAACACATCCGTTCTGAGATCCGGAAGTTCTCTTCTGCCACGGCCTTGCGGTCGATGGTAGTCGGGAGCTCCACGAGTTTCCGAACAATGCTTGAAGCGGTGGCATCACGCCAATAGCTTTCGGCATCAAGGTAGTGTTTTGGGTCGACGCTCAGTCGAGCAACGTCGTCCCATTGACCCGCGCGCCAAAGGAGGTTAACCTTCAACGCAAACGGGCTGCCGAGATCCTCAAAGAGATGCAGGATCGCTCTCTCCACCGAAGTGGGAAGAAAGGAGGTCGTCATAGGTGTGTCCGCCCCTAGGTCAGACGGGGGCGTAGCCAGCTTTGAACGCGGGCTTCATGAGGCTTGCGGCCAGGAGGTTCAACCCCTGGCTTACGGCTTCGTTGACGTCCGTGTCCGCCATCCCTAGCGGGATGACCGCCGTGAACTGGATGTTCATCCGATTCACAACGCTACTGACACCTGTATCACCACTCGTGATAACTTGTGGGTAGCTGAACGCGCCGTTCATCCGACGAGCAGTCTGATCACCATTGCTGGTGGACGCCAATCGGAGTTCGGGACGCTGTCCAGCCGCCGCACCGACCGAGTTGCTGCGCCAAACAGCGGGGACTTGTCCCCCGACGCAGCGCTGATGGCCGTGTAGGTCACGTCCGTGGTGCCATCGTTCTTTTTGACCGTGATATCTGCCATGGAAGGCATGGTTTTATTCCTTTAGAGGAGATTTTCGGGCTTAGGGAGTATTCCCCCATAGACCCAGTTAAGCCGCAGCGACGACAAAAGGCTTGTGGCCTCTCAACGCAACTGTTGCACGAGCAGCGAGATCGCTGTTGCCGCCCTCACGGGCGACGGCGCTTTCAAGGGCGCGGCGCGCAGAGTCACACCGGGTAGTGAACCCGGCACTTCTCGTTGCATGTAGTGGGTGACGTACTGCCCACTATAGGCATTCGGGGTGACAAGTGGATGTCCCGCCGTATGCACATCTCCGAGGAGAATGTGCTGAAAGTAGGTGACGTAGATATGAGAGACCTCAGTACCTGCGAAATCGCTATATTGGCCTAGGAACTGGCCAACATTCACGAACCAATCTACCACGAAGGAGAAAGGCACCAACTCCCAAGCAACACTAACTGGGTTTACAAAGCCCAGTTGAGAGGCTAGATACAGGTTTGGGTTGTCCACCCTGACCATGCATCCAATCTGACAGGAGGTGTAATAGGTGTACGTCGTTGTCCTAACCCCGTAAAGGGCAGGATTTCCGAAGTCATTCCGGAACACCTCGAGATCTTGCGTTCTCCCGCGACCCTTAATCGCCTTTTGAGCGACCGGGTGTTGAAGAGTGTTTACCGCAGCCCCTATATCATTGACTAAAGGTTCCCAACCGAAGTGATACTTCAGGAAGTTATTGCCGAAGCTTTTGGCCGTGGCTTTCAAACCTTTGGGAACATGGGTCTTGAGGACCCTAGCGGCGCCGACGAAGTCAAATCTGTTGAGTTTCCTCGCGAAATTCAACATCGTCAGGCCGTCTTTAGCGATGAGATCGACGGATTGCTTCCACTCGATGACGTTAACAGCCCAAAGGCTGGCGTCACCGAGATCGGAAACAAGCTTTCCGTATGCCCTGTTATAGGCACCCGGAAAGATACTCGGAACCACCGGACAGCTGTTCAGATAATCAGTCCCCAGCCCTTGATCATAAATGTCTTGGGTTGAGTAGCTGACTACCTGACGCGTGTAGCTCGAGTACGGGAGGTTAAGGTTGTAAGGCTTAGCCTGCCTAGATGACACGGTCTGCTTCCAAAACCAAGTCGGCACGAAGCCGAAACGGTTAGGAGGACCTGGCAGAGTCATCGTACGGGTGAAAGGACCTGTCGTAGGGAGCATGAGATTCCTTTTGAGGGAACCGACACACTCGATATACCCCTCGTCAGAGAGTATATAGGACAGTTTCTTCGGACGCCCTCCCGGTCAGGTCGACCAGGAGCCGAAGAAATAAACCATCTGTGCAGCGCGGTATTAAGCCGCTTTTATCACCATCACCCTTTCCTCCCAATGACTTGGAAGGGGGAGTGACTGCATAG